CAGCGTAAAGCTGAAGAAAGAAAATTAAACCCTAAAAAACCAGGGCCAAAACCAAGGAAGGAAAAATAAAATGTCAACTACAAACGAACAAATACAATCAACATTCGAGGAATTCTTAAAAGAGGATGCAAAGTTTACTGGGGGCAATTCAGCCGCAGGTACACGTTCACGTAAAGCTCTAGCAGAGTTAGGCAAGTTGATCAAAGCTCGCCGCAACGAAATCACTGAAGAAAAGAATGCTCGCAAAGAATCAAAGACTCCTGCGGCAGAACCTAAAAAAGTTGCAGTTGCTAAAAAAGCTGTAAAATAATTTATGACCTGGTACCATCAAGGTGCCATCGTAGAATCACTGCCTGAAGACTGTGTGGGGTTTGTTTATCTTATCTCTTGTAATACTTCAGGCAGACTGTACGTAGGTAAAAAATTAGCCAAGTTTGCAAAAACGACCTACAAGACTGTAAAGTTAAAGAACGGCACAAAAAAGAAAAAGAAAATCCGAAGCAAAATTGATTCGGACTGGCAGGATTATTATGGCTCAAATATAGAACTTAACAAAGACATTGAGTTATACGGTAAAGAAAACTTTACCAGAGAAATATTACACTACTGTAAAAGCAAAGCAGAAACATCGTACATTGAGGCCCGTGAACAATTCGACCGCAAAGTATTAGAATCAAAAGAATATTATAACGGACAAATATCTGTTCGTGTACATGGCTCACATATTATAAACAAAATTTAAGGCACCTTAAGCGGTAACAAGCAAGCGTCAGCTAATATCGGACGCCCTAAACCAGGATCTCGGATCACTGGGACGGAAATCTCTTGCCGCTAAGAGTACTCAACCACTACCGAAAGATGAAGATCACTAACTAAGCCCTGTGATTTGGTTGTTTGAAGATAATAGAATAGGCAAAAGGAAGGGAGAAAAACCCTGGTTTACTATGTATGTTAGCGTATGTGTAGTAAATGCCGTTGTAATAAAGACTGAGCTCGTGGTACCGGTCAACCGCCACTGTAACTGCTCTAACGCTAGGTGATACATGTTCGACTCAGATAATGTTTTCATTTTTTGCCCTGTCTGGGCAAAGTGTGACTGAACGATCTAGATAATATTTAATCATCTTCGATGATAATAATGCTTCAAGCGTTAGCGTAGAAGCAAGTGAGCGTTAGCTCACTATAAATAACTGATTAATGTTAGGGAATAACAAAATGCGATTACATGATATGCTTACTGAATCTCAAATTAATGAGTTAGGTATTATTGATAAGATTAGTTCAGGTATTAAAGGTGCTGTTTCAAATGTTCAAGCAGGACGCAGTCAGCGTAAAGGTGAAGAGCATTCTGATAGAATAGTAGCAAATCTTAAAGCTGATTTTATGAAAATGGTAGGCGGAGGACAATCGGCTACATATCAAAATTTAGTTGATTTCTTAAAAAGTCATAGCTTAGAAGTTGACGAACAACCAGAAGTTAAACCAGAACAACCTCAGCAATCTACTCAAACTACTGCTACATCTACAGCCACTACAACATCGCCTGTTACTCCACCTGTTGCTGTTCCGCCTGCAGAGCCAGAAGATGATAATCCAAATATTGTTAGGGGTTATAACGAAAGCCTATCAGAAGATACATCCGGAGTGTTAACTAATTTACAGATTGATAAAATTATTAGAGATACTGTTAGAAAGAATTATTCTAGAATAGTAGCGGCACAACAAGGACGTAGTACTGGAACTGTCGACCAACAAACATCAAGTCCTAGGGAGTTAACTGGGCAGGCCAGTGTTAACAATACAAATATTTTTAGTGACCCGGACAAACTTGCTGGAGAATGGGCGGCTTATATTGCAGGCGGCGGCCGAATTAATCGTAAATTAAGAAAATTGCTATCTACAATGCAAGCGTCATTAGCAGTACCATCAAGTATGTCAGCTCCTAAAGAAAAAGAACCTACAATGAGCGTAAATGGTAATAAGTTAGATCCAAATAATCCAAAAGATGCTGAAATGATTGCAAAGATAAAAGCACAGGACACTACTGAATCTGTTGGATACAGTAGGTTCTTAGGTATACACCTATAATTAAAAGAACGGAAGTTTAGTTTTTTCAGTTATTTCTAAATTGTTTTCAATTAGTTTAGATACAACTTCTCTATCTTCAGGGTCAGTATTGTAGGCTTGCTCTATAGTCATTCCACCCCGCATAAACCAACACATCTTAAAGACTTCATCTTTAATGGCCCTTACCTCTTTTTCCATTTGTTTTCCTAGTTCAACGATTTCGTTAATACTGAGAGATAAGAGCCTTATTCGAAAAAACTAGCTGGATCAAATGTTAAAGGAATTTCAATTTCTTCAGGCGAGCCTTTTTCGATCATTTCATCTGTTGCTCTAACTTTCATGGCCTTAAGTGTATTTTTTTCACGTAGCTCGTCTAACTTATTTTTTACTGCATCGAATATAGACTTATCGCAGTTATCCATAAATTCTTGTATGTCTTGTGCGTTTTCTGTTGTACCACTAGCACTTTCAATCCTAAAAACAGAGTCATTAATAATTCCAACAGTTAATTCTGTTAGTTTCTTAAAGCTATCTCTAAACGTATTAATCTTTTCTTCTTCAGTTAATGTTGAATCGTTAATGATACTCATTAATTTTTGAGTTTCAAATGTTTTAACACTAGTTTTACTCATAACTTTGTAATTTACTGGCTTTATAAAGATAGCCATATCGGTTCCAACATTGATTCTTTCATCCCAACTAACGGTATCATACAATATGTCTAATAACGATCTTAAATCAATACCATATTCTGCACTATCGGGCCCTGCAGTCATTGTCATTTGATCTCCATATGTTGCAAGACGTAATGCAATTAAGATGACATCTACATCAATGCTAGGCATTTCCCAAGCATCTCTAATTGCAGGAACACAATTTTGGACAACATCTACAACCGCTTGCCCATTCATTAGTGCATCTGGAGTCTTGAGTAATAGCTCATCTCTAGCAGTCATTGAGTATACAGCATACTCGCCGTTAGGAGAAATATCCAGGGATCCCTCTTTCCAAAATCTTCCTTCGCTAGGTAACTTAATGTAAATTTTAGGCTGTCGCATTAAACTAGTTAATGGGTTGACTCTTGGTCGTTGTTCGTTAGAATCCATGGTTATACTCCGAATAAATAAGTTGGTAACTTCTCGTGAAGTATTTATGTATGCATTTAATCAGGAAAAATAACAATGGCTAATGACTCTGCTGTAGAAGCATTACTTTCGGATCTGTTAAAAGAATCTAGAGCTCGAGGTAAGGAGCAGTCTGCCGTGTTTTTAAGGTTGGCCAAAGCTTCTGGATTAGATCCAAAACTTATTAAAGAATCTGAAAATAGACTTAAAGCTCTAGGCGATGCCGCAGAAGAAACTGCAACCTCTACTAGAATAATGAGTAAAGCTGGTAATGTTGTCGGAGCCGTATTAGCAGATCTTGTTGGTGGTGTTACTAACACTATAGGAAATCTAGCTAAGTTTGCAGGTACTACATTATCAGGTAATGCAAAAATGAGCGATTTGTTCATGGCATTCAAAGATTTGCCTATTGTAGGAGTTGTTGCTGGACTATTTGGACAATTGGTCAAAATGCAAGAAGAAAATTTAACTATGTATAGGAATCTTTCTTCTAGTGGTATAAATTTTGGATCAAATCTATCTAGTCTAAGACAGGACTTTTTAGAATTAGGACTAACAAGTGATCAATATACACAAGTTCTTAAAGAAAATTCTGATATATTTACGTTAATGGGATCAAGTGTAACAGCAGGTGCTAAAAATTTCAAAGGCATTAATAAAGAACTACTAGCAAATCAATCGGGATTACTTAATTTAGGATTTAGTTATCAAGAAATTTCCGGAACTATTGCAAGTTTTGCGAGAGGTGTTGGTGGCCTTACTAAACAGCAACAAGAAGATTATAAAGGTACTGCGGCATCTGTTGCTGCCTATGCAAAAGAAGTAGATTTACTAGCAAGACTAACGGGACAAGATAGAGCTGCTCTGCAGAAAAAAATAGAAAAAGAACAACAAGAAGCAAACTGGCAAGCATTTTTAACAACATTACCTAAAGAAGCAAGAGCTAGATTAATGAGTATGGTTGCTAATGCTGATGCAACTATGGGAGAAGCCGGTACTCAAATTGTTAAAGCACAGGCTATGGGAATTGCAGTACAGGGCGAAGCTGGTCAATATGCATCTGCTATGGCTAGACAGTCGACTGAAACTTTAAGAAGAATGACAGATGATGCAATGCACGGCAATAAAACTTCTCAACAATTTGCTGCCGAATCTGCTACACGAATAGGAAAATTACAATTTCAATCAGCAAACGATATTAGAGGATTAGTACCATTGTTTAATGCAATGGCACAAGGCGGTAGTCCAATACCGGGGCATTTTAATCAAATGAGTAGAAATTTTTCTACATTAAATGATAACATGATAATAACTGAAGCACAGTCAATTGCTCGAGCTCAAGCAGAATCCGCGCAACAAAAGTTAGATGCAGAAGCGGCTGATAAACAATTACAAGCTCAGTTAAAAGCTGAAGAAAAAATTAGAGATTTTTCAGCGGCATTGAATAAACTAACAGGGCCTATCATTGAACACTTGTTAATGCCTGTTATGGGACTATTATCAACTCATATGGAAACATTAACAACTGGAATGAAAAATCTAGCACCATTGATGGCTGATTTTATTAAGAATTTGTTTACACCTACTGGAAGACAAAAAATTATTGATGATACTGTAGCTTTATTAAGTGAACTATTTGCAGGGGTAATGGAAAAAACTGGTCTTGATAAAAAACTTCCATCTGCTATAAAAACTGCAGAAAACACTGCAATAGGTGCTGGTACCGGGTTAGGACTTGCCGGTGCCGGGGTAATTGCGGCAGCAATTTTAGGAGCTCCGTTAACAGGAGGAGTATCACTTGCGGCACTGTTGGCGGCTACTGCTGTTGGCGGCGCAGTTGGATATAATATGGATAGCAAACCGGGCAGAGCATTTGGTACATTGGGCTCAACTGGTAGATTATTTGAAAATTATGGAAATGGTACTCAAACTACTTTACACGGCACAGAAGGGGTATTTACACCAAGCCAAATATCATCTTTAATGAGTGGTGCGTCTGCAGAATCTTCAAGACAGCTTGTAGAACAGTTAAATAACACTAACGCACAAATGTTATCACTAATGCGAGAACTTGTTGATAATTCTAGAAAGAATGTTGACGCAACTAAATCTCTAAGTGGCAATGCATTTGCATAATTTTGGAGTCAACAAGTGAGTTGGAAAAGATACTTTACCCCGGTTAATACCACAGGACAAATGAGTCCCATCTCCTCCGGAGTTAGGCCAAACATGTCTAGGACAAACTATAGCAGTTATCTTCCTGACGTCTACAGTGGACACCCTAACAGATTAGAACGCTACGGGCAATACGACAGTATGGATACAGACAGCGAAGTTAATGCTGCCTTTGATATTTTAGCAGAATTTTGCACACAGATGAATGACGAAAATGGAACTCCGTTTCAGGTTTTCTTCAAAGATCAAGCAACTAGCACTGAAATTAAGATCATTAAAAAGTATCTGCAACAGTGGACTAAGCTAAACAAATTTCAAACTAAAATTTTTAAGATTGTTCGCAATACATTTAAGTACGGCGATGTATTCTTTATTCGTGATCCTGAAACACAATCTTGGTTTTACGTTGATCCTCAGAAAGTTGACAAAGTTATTGTCAATGAATCAGAAGGTAAAAAACCTGAACAATATGTTATTCGTGACTTAAATGTTAATTTCCAAACGTTGACAGTTACTCAGATTAATCCTACAAATCAAAATGTTACGCCCGGTGGAACATCATTCATGAGTAGCGGAGCACCGTCGCAAGGTATGGTTGGCACGGTTGGCGGAGGCAATAACAGCAGATTCCAGCAAAACCAAAATCAATATGCAATTGATGCTAGGCATGTAATTCACATTAGTTTAAGTGAAGGTATTGATAACAATTTTCCGTTTGGCAACAGCTTAATGGAAACAATTTTCAAAGTTTATAAGCAAAAAGAACTGTTAGAAGATGCAATTATTATCTATCGAGTTCAACGTGCTCCAGAGCGTAGAGTATTTTACATCGATGTGGGCAATATGCCTAGCCATTTGGCCATGGGGTTTGTTGAACGTGTAAAAAATGAAATAAATCAAAGACGTATTCCTAGTTCAATAGGTGGCGGGCAAAATGTTATTGATGCTAGCTACAATCCGTTAAGCATCAACGAAGATTACTTTTTTCCGCAGACGGCAGAAGGTCGTGGATCTAAAGTTGAAATTCTACCAGGCGGCACAAACTTAGGAGAAATAGATGACTTACGTTACTTTACTAATAAACTTTTCCGCGCTTTGCGTATCCCAAGCAGTTATCTACCTACTGGGGCAGATGATGGAGGAAGCTCGTTTAACGATGGACGAGTCGGGACAGCCTATATTCAAGAGTTACGATTTAACAAATATTGCGAACGACTACAAAGTTTAATGCAAGAACAGTTTGATACAGAGTTTAAGCTGTATTTGACTACCAAAGGTATCAATGTTGATTACAATTTATTTGACCTTAAATTTAATCCTCCGCAAAACTTTGCCGCATATCGTCAAGCAGAAATGGATACTGCCCGTGTAGGTACTTTTGGTACTATGGTCGGCGTGCCGTTTGTTAGTAAACGATTTGCTATGAAGAGATTCTTAGGACTAACCACAGAAGAAATTGCAGAAAACGAAAAAATGTGGAGAGAAGAAAACATCGATCAAGGTACAAATTTAAGTGCTCAAGCAGAACTACGTTCAGCAGGAATTACCGCAGGTGGAATTACTAGCGATATTGATGGTCTAAATGGTGCAACTAATGCTCCAGAAGGTATGGAAGATGATATGGATACTGCCGCAGCCCCAGGTGCTGGTGGCGCTGATGGTGCTACTCCAGCCCCTCCAGTTAGTTAATATTTGGTAAATACTGACATGTTATTACAAGAATTCATCTATTTTGAAAAAGATAAAGGCGGCCCGACAAAAAACGATCGGTATGATTCTGACCACGATACTAGTGTAATAACAAATAAAGATAACAGAAAAAGTCGTTTAACACTACGCATGTTAAACAATTTACGCAAGGCAGGCGATGCAAGAGAAGTTGAAACACGTGAAGATCTTGAATTAGTTCGAGTTATGTATGCAACTCCTGCTGAAGAAGAAGCGGCTCAATAATCTCTAACTTTAATTATTAGAGAGTAAAACTAAATATTTTTACAAAAATATCATTAACTGGGCTAAAATTCCCCTCGCATCTGTCAAAAACATTCGTTTTTGGCCTATTTCACATAAGTATATCATCTTGGCTGTAAATATACACGACAGCCTTGCCGCTACCAATTAAGGAGAAACCCGCAATGTCTACAAAGTTTGAACAACTTCTAGATTATCTAGTCAACGAGGAAATGGATAAGGCAAATGAATTATTCCATGAAATCGTTGTAGAAAAATCTAGAGAAATCTATGAAAATATGATTGCCGAAGAGGCAGAAGAAGAGTCAGTTGAAGAAGCTGACGAAGAACAAGAAGAGTCAGTTGACGAAGCTGACGAAGACCAAGACGAATCCGTAGAAGAAGGATTTGGTATGGACGACGGTGCTGATGATGAGACTAGTTCTACAATCGGCGGCGACAACGATCCAGGCGACAGCTTACCTGCTGATGTATCTGCTGATAACGGCGATGACATGGACATGGGCGGCGAACAAGACGGCGAGATGAGCTCAGGCGAATCACAAATTCTTGATGTATTAGCACAGTTAAAATCTGAATTTGAAGAAATTGTTCAACAACATAGCAGTGGAGCTTCTTCAGAAGAGCCAGCATTTGGTGATGATCAAGATGACGCAGAAGACGACAGTGAAGACGATCAAGAAGATGACCAAGAAGACGATCAATACGAAAAAGAAGAAAGCATGGGAACTCCTATGCGTGAGTATGTTGAAAAAGTCGGAATGGACTGGGACAAGAATGCAATGAAAGGTCCTAAAGGCGAAAACGTTGGAGCCGGTACAGGTGATAACGCTCGTCAAGGCGAAACAAATACTAGAAGTCCAGTTAGCTCTGGCAAAGGTAAGCCACAAACTGGTGCAACAGCACATAACATCCTAGGCAGCAAAGGCCAGGGCGAAGGTGTTAACACTGGTACAAGTCCAAACGGCAAAACTGGTGGACTAGTTGGTAACGTTAAAGGTAAGTTTACTAGCAACGGTACACACAATGTTGATGGTGTTAAATCTGGAATTAAGACAGTTTCTAAGCAAGGTGCTGGATACCCAGGTAACAACAAGACTCCAGGTCCAGTAGGTTCTGGTACAGGTGACAAGGCTGGTCAAACCAGTGGTGCAACTGGTTCTAAAGGCCAATTCTTACCACAACATACTAAGCCTTAATTAGAGATCCTGGATGAAAAATCTATCATATCTAAGAGAACACCTAAGTTTTGATCAGGCTGGAGTAGTACTCGAGTCTGACGACAAAGATGGCAAGAGCCTTTACTTAAAAGGCATTGCTATCCAAGGCGGTATTCGTAATCAAAACCAACGAGTGTATCCAGTAAGAGAAATAGAAAATGCTGTTAATACTCTTAACGACCAAATTAAAAATGGTTATAGCGTATTAGGAGAAGTAGACCATCCTGATGATCTAAAAGTGAATTTAGACCGTGTGTCTCATTTGATTACTCAAATGTGGATGGAAGGTCCAAATGGATACGGCAAAATGAAAATTTTGCCTACCCCAATGGGTAACTTAGTTCGTACTATGCTTGAAAGCGGTGTAAAACTTGGTGTTAGTTCTAGAGGCAGCGGCAACGTTGATGAAAGATCTGGCGAAGTAGCCGAATTTGAAATTATTACAGTTGATATAGTTGCTCAACCTTCTGCGCCCGGAGCTTATCCTACGCCTGTATACGAGCATCTCATGAATATGAGAGGCGGAAACAGGGCAATAAGGGTCGCGCAAGAAGTAAAACAAGATCCAAAAAAAGACAAGTATCTCCGCGAGGCGATGCTTAACATAATAAACGGTTTGAAATAACCGGAAGGAGATAGTGATGTTGGACGCATTCAAACAGTTAGTCGAAAGTGGCGTAATGACAGAAGAAACACAATCTGTTATTGAAACTGCTTTTGCTAAAAAGATTCAAGAGAATCGCGACCAGGTCACCGCTCAACTACGCGAAGAGTTTGCACAAAAATATAATCATGATAAATCAATCATGGTCGAAGCAATCGACAAGATGTTGAGCGAGAGATTGGCCGCCGAAATGGCTGAACTAGTAGATGATAAAAAAGCATTAGCAGAAGCTAAAGTTGCTTATCAACACAAAATGAAATCTGATGCGAAGGTATTAGAAAGTTTTGTCCTAGGTCAGTTAGGAAAAGAATTGGTAGAATTCCAAAGCGATCGTAAGAACGTTACAGAAAACTTCCATAGACTTGAGCAGTTCGTAGTACACGCACTTGCACAAGAAATTAAAGAATTTGCAGTTGATAAGAAAGATCTAGCTGAAACGAAAGTTAAGTTAGTACGTGAAGCAAAAACACAATTCGAATCAATTAAGAAGAAATTCATCGAACGAAGCGCCGCAGTTGTTCAAGAAGCAGTTACTAGCAAGTTAACATCTGAAATCAAGCAATTGAAAGAAGATATTGATAGTGCCCGCGAGAACAGTTTTGGTCGTCGTTTATTTGAAGCATTTGCACAAGAATTTTCAAGTTCTTATCTAAACGAAAAATCTGAAACAAGTAAATTGTTAAAGGTTATCGAAAAGAAAGAGCAAGAAATTGTAGAGGCAAAAAAAGAACTATCACAAAAATCTACAATTGTTGAATCTAAAGACCGCGAACTTCGCGTTCAGAAAGATTTGATGGAACGTAAATCTGTGATGGGGGAAATGTTAGGCCCGTTAAGTGCCGACAAGAGGGAAGTTATGCAATCGTTGTTAGAAGGTGTGCAAACATCAAAACTACGTGATGCATACGACAAATACCTACCAGCAGTTATTGAAGGCGAGAAGAAAAAAGTTGCTCCAAAAGCAACCTTGACAGAAAGCACAGAGATTACAGGCGACAAAGAATCAAAGCCACAGGTAGGCTTAGACAATATCTTAGACATCCGCAAGTTGGCGGGTCTAAAATAATTTATTCAAGGAGACAAATAAAATGTCACAACTATTAAATGAAAGATGGTCAGAGACCAAAGAAGCTCTGCTTGAAGGCCTATCCGGTGTCCGCAAGTCGAGTATGAGTGTATGTTTGGAAAATACACGCAAGTATTTAGGTGAAAGTGCTACAGCTGGTGCAACATCCGCTGGTAACATTGCTACTCTAAACCGTGTTATTCTTCCAGTAATTCGTCGTGTTATGCCGACAGTTATCGCCAACGAAATCATCGGCGTTCAGCCAATGACAGGACCTGTTGGTCAAATCCACACTTTACGTGTTCGTTACGCAGATACATCTGCTAGTGACGGTATCGTAGCAGGTGACGAAGCACTAAGCCCATTCAAGATTGCGGCTGCTTATTCTGGTAATGGCGTTGATGCCACTCCTAAAGCTACTAACACAGCAGTTTTAGAAGGTCAACCAGGTAAGCGTATGAGCATTCAAATCTTGAAAGCACCAGTTGAAGCTAAAAGCCGTAAACTAAGTGCTCGCTGGACTTTTGAAGCCGCTCAAGATGCACAAAGCCAACAAGGCATTGACATCGAAGCTGAAATCATGGCTGCTCTAGCACAAGAAATCACAGCTGAAATTGATCAAGAGATTCTAACTTCTTTACGTAGTTTAGCATCTGTTGAGCAAGCATATGACCAGTCTCTAGTTTCTGGTACAGCTACATTCGTTGGTGACGAGCACGCCGCTCTAGCTATCCAAATCAACCGTGTTGCTAACTTAATTGCTCAGCGTACACGTCGCGGTGCGGCTAACTGGGCAGTTGTTTCTAACCAAGCTCTTACAATTCTTCAGTCTGCTACAACTTCTGCTTTTG